CCGCGGCCCGACGCGAGGTCGTACGACACCTCGTCGATGTACGCCGTTCCCGCGGCGAGCGCGCCCGGCGTGAGCCCTTCGACGCGGACCGGCGTGCCCGGCTTCACGTAGCCGTACCACGGGCTCGCGGTGTTCAGCGGATCGAGCGACCGATCCGGGTCGATCGTCGAGAGATCGAGCTCGCCGGCCTCCGCGACCGACAGGATCCCGGCCTCTTGCGATGCGCCCCACTTGACCGTCGCCTCTCCGACGTCGCAGCCGATCTCGCGCCAGGCGACGGCGCCCCACGTCGCACCGTCCCACGTCGCCCGATCCCACCTGGCCGCGTCCGGATCCGCCGCGTACATCGAGACGCGGACGCTCTCGACGCCGGGCCCGATCGGGATGATCGCGGACACGTCAGCCCGTCGTGCCGGCCCAGCCGTAGGCCGGGATCACGCCGCCGTTGATTCGGCCGACGCGGCGGAGCGCCCGGACGATCGCCTGCTCCGCCTCGATCCCGTCGCCCGTCGTGAACACCTGGATCGTCGGCGCCGCGCCGCCGGCGGAGCTCGTGACGGTCGCGCCGGCGGACCGGCCGACGCCGGCGGATCCGGTCGGCACCGCGCTCGAGCCCGAGAGGAACGGGAGCGACGGCAGCTTGAAATTCTTCAGCGGATTCAGGTTCGCGAGGAAATCGCCGACCTTCGATGCCGCGTTGGTCAGCCAGGTCACGAGCTTGATCAGCCAGCCGACGAGCGTCGAGAGGATCGTGACCATCACGGAGAGCTCGGTCGCGAGGATCTTGATCAACGGAGTGATCAGCGGGAGCACGGCAGTGATCAGCTGCGCCAGCTGCTTCAGGATCGGGACGAGCACCGGGAGGATCTCCTGCAGGACCGGCAGGAAGATCGAGCCGATCGTCTCGGCGAGCTCGGAGAACGCGTTCGCTCCCTGCTCCTGCATCCCGGCGGCGCTGTTCGCGTACGTGTCCGCCTGGCCGGCCGCGGCCGCGGTCGCGTTCGCGAGCGTGTCCGTCGCGGTCGCACCTTTCTCGAGCCCCGGGAGGAGCTTGCGGAGCGCGCCGTCCTGGCCCTCGTTCGCCTTCGCGACGGCATCGGCCGCGGTCGCGAGGTCGACGCCTGCGAACCGGGCGATATCCATCGCCGGGCCGAGCAGCGCGTTCGCCGTCGCCGCGTCGCCGGTCGTCGTGACGAGCGACTGCAGCGCGTCGCGAGCCTGCGTGTCCGTGAACGCCTTGTCCTGCGCCGCCTGAATGCCCGCGTTCATCGTCGCGGACCAGTCGCCGACCGCAGCACCGGACGCCTTGTACGCGGCCTCGAGCCGCGCCTGCTCGGCCTGGTCATCCGCCGCGGCCGATGTCACCTCCGCGATCGCACCCGCGGCGATCCCGGCGACGCCGGCGAACGCCGCCACCTTCAGCGCGGGCCAGCGACGTCGCCGATCTCGCTCTTGAGCTTCGACGCGTCGCCGAGGATCTCGACGATCAGTCCGACCGTCATCCGGCGCGCCGCTTCCCACGCCGGCCGCGTCGACGAGCCTCGCGCTCGCCGCGGGCCCGGACGTCGCGGTACGCGGCGAGATCCGCCATCGAGAGATCGCCGGCCTGCTCCGGCGGGATCCCGGTCGCGAGCGCCGCCGTCACCCGCGCCTCGGCCTCGGCCTCGAGCAGCTCGGCCCGCGTGTCGCGGCCGGCCGGATCGAACGCCAGGCGCCAGCGCTGCGCCTCTTCCCACGTGATCGAGGGATCCCGGCGGAGCTCGAGCTCGTACGCGATCGCGTACCAGAGCGTCGTCCCGCGGAGCACGTCGTCCGGGCTCGCGCTCTCGTCGATCAGCGCCCGTTGCAGCCTGGCCGCGTCGCGCTGTCCGATGCCGGCGAGCACGCACGCCCGGGCCTGCTCGAGCACGGTCAACGACATCGAATCCGCCCACGTCAGCACGATCCGGCGCGGCTCGGGATACGGCGCCCGCTCGTCGCTCACTTCGTCTCGAACCCGGCGTGCCGGCCGATCTTGCGGAGCTCGTCCTCGTACTGCTTCTCGATCGTCGACGTCTCGGCCGCGATCGCCTGCTCGACCATCGCGTACGGCCGGATGCCGTGGGACGGCACGCCGAATTCGATCGGCGCCGCGTAGTCGACGTCCGTCGAGATCACGCCGCGGTCGTCCTCTCCGCTCGTCCGCCAGGATCCCGCCAGGCGCCCGCTCCGCCGAGGAGTCCGGAGCATCACGCCCGGCAGGATCCCGCGGACGACGGCCGCGTGCGTCGTCGACGCGTGCGCGATCTCGTCGCCGAACCGATCGAGCGCCCGATCGAGCTCCGACGTGTCGACGCGGATCCCGGCCTGCGCCACTACGCCGCCGCGCGGGCGCCGCGCTTGCCGGCCGGCTCCTCGTCCGCCGCGTCGAGCGCCGGGAACGCCGCCGTGACCTTCACCGGCTTCGAGACGCACGGGAGCGTCACCTCGAGCTCGGCGTACGTGTCCACCTCGCCGCCGTAGTTGCCGGCGACGAGCGTCACCTGGCCCGTCATCCCGGGCGCGTCCGGATCCGGCGCCACGCCGTCGCCGTGCGCCTGGTACTGGAAATCGGCGAGCTCGCCGTCGTGGTCCCACAGGAACGTCGCGAGCCCGTCGATCGCCCACCGCTGAGCGGCGACGAGGTGCAGCGCGTACGTCGTCTTGCCGCGGCTCGAGTACGAGCCCTCCGCGCAGAGCGTCGAGTACGTCACCTCGTCGCCGGCGCTCGGGACGATCTCGGCCGTGTGCACGTCGCACTGGTACTCGGCGCGGGCGCCGGCGGAGTCCGACGCGAGCCGGAGATTCAGCGTGACGTCACGCATGAAGAGCGGTGTACCCATCGGTCCTACCTCACGAGCTCGAGATCTGAATCGTGGACACGCTCGCGCCGTACGTCACGCCGTCGAGCAGGAGATCGAACGGCCGCGCCCACGTCGGCGCCTGGCAGTCGCGGAGCGTCCGGAGCGCCTCGTTCGCGCCGTCGACGAGCTCCCCGAGGAGCGCGAGCGTGCCCTCGGAGTCCGACCGTCCGCCGACCGCCGTCAGGCGCCAGCGGGCGATGCGCCCGGGCATCCGGTCGGGCGCGCTCCACGGATCGCCGGGCTCGACGATCACGCACGGCGCGGCGAGCTTGCCCGTCGTCGCGGTCCGGATCCCATTCGTCTCGAGCGCCGTCAGGATCCGCGCCCGGGATTCGAGCAGCTGCGACATTCACGCGATCCCGACCGTCGCGTACCTGGCGATGATCGGCGCCGCGGCCTCGAGGTAGTCGCGGGCGACGCGGATCGCCGCGCCCTGCAGGTCGACGTATCCCGTCACGCCGAACACGGCTTCCCGGCGCTTGTACGCCTCGATCCCGGCCAGGCGCGCGGCGAGCCGGAGCTCCGCGGGGAGCTCCACCGGTTCGATCGGCGGCGACACCCACACGGCGCCCTCGAGCCGCGTGTCGAACCCGGCGGACACGGCCGCGGCGCAGGCTCCCGCCCACTCCGTGTCCGCCGGCGACGCGGCCGCGGAATCCGTCGCGGCGCCCGAGCCGACGAGGATCTCCGCGGCCGTGACCCATTCGGCCATGCGGCCGGCCTAGTCCTTCGCGCTCGAGCGCTCGCGCGCCGCGGTCGCGGAGGTCTTGACGATGCCGGCCGGGATGAACACGCCCGTCGCGCCCATGGACCAGTAGGCGCGATTCTGGCCGAGCCGGGCGACGTCCTCCGCGGTCGCGACCATCGGCCCGTCCTCGTGCCAGCCGGCCGCGGCCTCGTTCGAGAAGAGCAGCTGGCCGGCCGGGAGATCCGGTGCCTCGACCACCTCGAGCCCGGACACGTTGACCCGGAGCGTCGACGCCTGCGCCGTGCCCGTGACGTTCTGTGTCCCGTACGACGGTGGGACGAGGATGCCGCCGATCGCGCCGAACGCGTCCGTCGCCGCGAGCACGACGCTCGCCGGCGAGCCCGTCGCGGCCTTCACCTGGGCGGACGCCGAGAAGAACGCGGCTCGGAGCTCCTCCTCGGTCGCGCCGACCGGCACGAACACGATGTGGCCCGTGCCGCCGTTCCACACGTCGAGCTCGAACTGGCGTTCGGTCACGAGCGCCCACGCGGCGAGCATGATCCGGCCGTACGCCTCGAGGTAGCTCGGCGAGCTCCGCCGGATCAGCTGGTAGGAGATGTCCGAGCCGCCGGCGAACGTCTCGATCGGGAATTGCCCGTCCTTCAGGGACACCTTCACCGACGTGATCTCGGTCTTTTC